TGGTCTTCAAGCACAAAGTCTGGTGCTTGTTGACTTATAAGATGGGATAGTTTGTCTTTAAAATCGGCCATTAGGTACTGTAACTTGATGTTGTTGTGTAACCAACACCAGCGTTAGCAGAACCACCAACTAATGTATCAGGTGTAACTGTAATCGTGCTGTTAGCAACATCTATGTTTAAAATTTGATTTCTAACAGGTACAATATCATTTGAGTTTGGTTGTACCGTTAATTCAATTACAGTTGAAGCAGAACCTCTAATATTTTCTATTGAAGAAATATTAACTGAATTTATATCAACTTGACCAGTTGCATAGTTAATTGTACCAGCACTATTATCAACATAGGTTCTAACTGAACCAACAAGATAATATCTTCTTAAATTGCCAGAACCATCGTCATCATAGAAATAAATGTTTGTTGTGTCTCCATCAACTTTAAAACCAGTAGAACTTAAAATACCACCTTCAGCAGACTTATGTCCTGTATGTGGATTATACAAAGGATTAGAAAAATAAACTGTATAGTTTGTAGAACTACCTGTAGTTGGTGTAAATGGTTTTCGTATTCTCAATGTTGTAATGTTTGATAAAATACTTGAGTCAGCATCGTCAATCAATTCTAAAGCTTTTGAGTATCTAAAAATATTATCAAACTGATTTAATGTATTATCATTATAGTTTGTTAAAGCATTTGTAACATCTGTTTTTAAAGTTGCAGCTGTTTTTGTTGTTGACTTTTCATCATACATAACTGTTGAAGTTAAAAGTAAAGATGTAGTTTCAGGATCAACAATTACTGGAGTTACCGACGCCACAGAAAATCTTTTTAATTCAGTAACAATACTATTTTTTGTAGTTTCAGTTAAGTTAGAACCTGATTTTGGATTGATTGAAATAAAAACACGTCCATAAGAAGGTGTTTCAGCATCTTCACCACCCCAAGCACTTATTGATTTTGTGTTGGCATATATCTCTCTAACTTTTGCTTTGTAATCTTCTATTGTTACAGCACGGTCTTGAGCTGCATATGATTTTGGTGCATTAAATTTTATACTTGCATTTGATTCAGCGTCTGCACCGTTAGCTGCATTTGAGTTAACTGTTAAAGTAACATCACTAAATCCTTCAATATTACCAGCAAGTGTAAATGAACTTGCACCATTGGCAGCAGTTTTATTTGTTACCACATATTTTAATCTTACAATATTACCATCGTCAAGTGATTTACCAATAACACCGTCACCAAAATATATCTCAAATTTTCCATCCTCTGCCTCTTGTAAAAAATATACTTTTGAGTTACCGTTTAATTCAGTTATTGAAGTTGCTTTCGTATATGTTGATGTTGTTGTATCGCCAGCACTATTTTGTACTGTAACTTTTAAAGTAGATAAATCAGCATTTGCTGATGGTATAATAAATCTTTGGTCAACATCACCAGAATTATTTGTATAAGAAAAGGTAATGTATGTACCTTCGTAAATTTTTATATTTGAAAAAGTGTAAACACCATCTACTGGAGTAATTGTATGGTCATCAATTGTTACAAATGAATAAGTTGATCCATCTATTGAAGTTGTAAATCTAGTTCCAGTATCCAATGTTAAACTAGCACCAGTGGCATTGTTAACAACTAAATTAATATCAGCGTAAGCTGCTGTTGGTGAGTTAGGTGTATAACCTAGTGCCTTTGCTAAAGATACAATACTGTTTCTTAAATCAGCAGTATCAATAAACATTTCATTTGCTAAAATGTTTGCGTTGTATGAAAGATAGTGTGTATTGTAGGCCAATAAATCCAAAAGAACGGACATACCAGAACCTTCAAAATCATAATCTTTAAATTGACTTTGATTAGATAAGAATGTTTTTAGATTTGCTTTAATAGAATCAAAATCTAATTGTGAAATATTTAATTTGTGACTTGCCATTTTATCTTAACCTTTGTAAATAAACTGTTATGTCTGTTGGTTCAGGAGAATTTAAAACATAAAAGGAAACTGAAACCACATATTCATTTCTATCTGGTCGGTCATTTACATTTACGTCAACTAATCCTGCTCTTGGTTCAAAGTTATTAATAACTTCAGCAATTCTATCTTTTAATAAAACTGCTGTAAGTGGTGAAATATTTTCAAATAACAATTCTCTTACTGAACTACCAATTTCTGGATGAAAAGGTCTTTCAAAACGATTTGTTAAAACTAAATTTCTAACACTTCTTTTTACTGCTTCTACATCCGTTAATCTTGCCACATCTTTTGTAGCAGGATTTTTAGTAAAATTCAAATTAAGGTCACTAAAGATTCTTGTAGACCTTTTTGAATTGTTAGTAGTTGAAGCATCGTAATTTGCCATGTAACTATTTATATCTATCCTGCGAATACATTTAAAGAACCTGAAATCATAGCACCAGCATCAGCACTATCAGTTATTCTTCCAACAGGTATACTATTTACCCTTACAGTAGATGAACCTGCATTTAAATTTGCTACATGAGGTGGACATACAGGTAAAGGTGGAAACGGGTGTGATACAGTAGGTGCACCAACAACAATAATGTTAATACCGTTTGCTTTTACAGTACCATCGGTGTTTGATGATGCAATTGTAGTAATTCCAGTACAAACATGACCTGTACTTAACGAATCACCAACTCTACAGATAGCAGGCATTATTTTCCTTGACCGTTATAGTGTTTCCAACTACGTTTTTTTGATTTATTCATTGATCCAAACTTTACACTTCTCTTTTTCTTACTTTGTGAAGTTTTTTTGTAAGATTTTTCCCTTGCAACAAAGGTTTTACTCATTTTTGCCATTATCTACCTATTTTTTTCTTTCTACCAAGTGGTAATTGTATTGAAGACACGATTTTTTTGCCTTTTTTACTAATATACTCGTATCCAATCAACTGATTCTTAAATTTTTCTTGGATTGACTTAACAGCCTTCTTAAAACTTGTATCTTCTTTCTTTTCTTCTTGTCCTGATTCGTTCCAGAACAGAAATTCACGCATTTTTGCCATAATTTCCTCAATTTTTAGTTAATTTTCTACTATTTATAACGGTTTTTGTTCTACTTTTGTTCTATATACGCCAAAATGCCGACAAGCTACGGAAGAATCGGACAATTATTCCATTTTTTTGTTGATTTTTACATAAAAATACGGTATATTAGTAGTATATGAAAAACAAAAACACAAATATGAATATGGCAATTGTTAGAAACATTGCATATAGACAAATCAGTAAGATAAACAAAAACGTAAAAGAAGTTATTGAAGTTGATAACACTCTTTTAAAGATGATTGACATTAATATGAAAAATGCTATTAATAAAATCATTAACGACTATAAGGCATACGAAGAAACTGGTATAATAAAAGTAAAATAATGAAAGGAAACACTATGACACTACAAAAAAATGCACTTAATCAAATTGAGGCTTATAATCAGTTAAGATACAAAGAAGAAACTATGAAAAAAATAAAAGAACATACATCAGCAGTTATGTTTGTTATTTTTCTATTCAGTATGATAGGATGTGCTGGTGCTGTAGAAGAAAATAACTTTATGATAGGTGCCATAATGGCCTTAACAGGAATAGTAACTGGTTTAATATCAATCGCATTACAAAACAAATAGGAGAAAACATTATGAATATAACTAAATTTAACGAAATGATGAGTACAATGACTATTAAGGATTTAAATAGTATGAAAAATATGATTAACAATGTTATAAAAGACAAAGTTAAAAATTCTATGGTTGTTGGACAAAAAGTTAACATTGTACAAAAAACTAAAAAAACACCTGGTGTAATTAAAAAGATTATGCAATCAAAATGTTTAGTACAATGTAATATTACAACTTATAGAGTACCAATGACTATGTTGGAGGCTGCATAATGAATAATAAACAATTAAAAACTGCAATTAAGAAACTTGAAAAAAGACTTGCTTATGGAAACAAATTACTTAAAACAAAATCTTTATTTCAAGTAATACAAATAATGAAAACTAAAAAGGATATATAACACTATGACTATGGTAACACAAACTGCAAAAACACTTGATGAAGGAATTACAAATCTAATGGATGGTGCTAAACAAGACTATATTAAAATGTCAACTATAGGTGGCAAAGAATTAACTG